TCGTGCAGGACTACCTGTCGATGCTACTGCTAATATTATTGGCCCTGCTATGAGTGCATTAGGCAACACAATATATGGTGCTGGTCGTGGTGCTTTAACTGCGATGGCTGGATTGCCTGGTGACATTAATCAATTAATCACAGATAACTTAGGAACTCTTGTAAATGCACAAGGATTACCTACAACAAAAGAAATTCAAGACTTTTTACCTGCTAAACCTACGACTTATGAGGGTAAATTAGCACAAAAACTAGGTGAATTTATACCTGTAAACCCAACACCAATAGCTAAAGGTGCAGTAGCAATAGCTAAACCAGTAGGAAAAGCAATGGGTGAGCAAGCATATCGCATGACTGAGGATATGTTGGCTAAACAAGGAATGATGCCAAGCGTTGTACCAAGAAAAGAAATGTTAGAGCAAGAAATTGCTAAAGTTGAAGATTACAGAGGCTCTCATACTGCACCTAATGCTAAAGTTTATGGTGGAACAATAGACAAACTAGAACAAATAATGCCTAAAGATGTTTACAGTCAGCAAGGTAGACGACTTTATGGAATTAATGATTCTACTATTGATCATGAATGGTATATGGCAGCTTTAAGAGCAAAAGGTAAACCTGATGCAATGATTGAAGTTTATAGAGCAGTACCTAAAGGCGTTAAAAACATTAATAATGGTGATTGGGTTACAACAAGCAAGAAATATGCTACAGATCATGGTGAAAATACACTTAATGGTGAGTACGAAATTGTAAGTAAAAAAGTAAAAGCTAATACTTTATCGTCTGAAGGTTACCCTTATGAATTTGGGTACAATGAATAGAAAATAGTGTTAAAATAAAACCATTATAAATCAACTACTTGAGAATATATGGCTGAAAAACAATCTAAAGGTATCAAAGGTGGCTACAGAGAAGGCTCTGGTAGACCTAGTGGAGTGCCTAACAAGAGTACTACGCTTGCTAGAGAGGCGATTGCTAACTTTGTTGATGGTAATGCCCACAAAATGCAAGAGTGGCTTGAGAAGGTCGCTAATGGTGTCCAAACAGATGATGGTAAATGGGTAGTACCTCCATCACCTGATAAAGCATTTACTATGCTACAACAAGTAATGGAGTATCACTTACCTAAACTTGCTAGACAAGAAGTAGTAGGAGATGAGGCAAAGCCAATCCACTATAGGTTTTCATGGAAGAAGTAGTCGAGATAGAACTTGATTACAGTCCTAGAACTGTATTCGAGGGATTTCACGATAGAACAGAGAGATGGGCAGTTATAGTTGCACATAGAAGATGTGGAAAGACTGTGGCTGTACTCAATGACACCATCTATAGAGCATTGACTGAGAACAAAGAGAATGGTCAATATGGGTATATTGCACCTTACTACTCACAAGCTAAGTCTATTGCCTGGTCATACTTATTAAGATTCTCTGAGCCTGTACGGAAGACTGCTAATCAATCTGAACTATGGGTAGAACTAATCAATGGCTCAAAGATACGACTATTTGGGGGAGACAATCCAGATGCACTTAGGGGAAATTACCTAGATGGGGTAGTTTTAGACGAGATGGCTGATATGAAACCTAATCTATGGGGACAAATTGTTAGACCACTTTTAAGCGATAGATTGGGCTGGGCAACCTTTATAGGGACACCGAAAGGACACAACGGATTCTATGACATCTTTAGCAAGGCAGAGCAACAAGATAACTGGTATGTAAAAGTCCTACGAGCAAGCCAAACAGGGATATTACCTAGAGATGAACTAGATGATGCTAGGTCTATGATGACAGAAGATCAGTATGAGGCTGAGTTTGAGTGCAACTTTGAAAGTGCTATCTTAGGTGCATACTATGGTAAAGAGATGCGTATGCTCACAGATCAAGGAAGAATTACGACAGTCGAGTACGATCCTTTGTTTGATTGTCATACTGCATGGGACTTAGGGTATTCAGACGACACAGCAATCTTTTGGTTTCAGGCTGTGCATGGAGAAATACGAGTCCTAGATTATCACAGTAGTAATGGTGAGAACATTGACTACTATACAAACCTGATCAAGTCTAAACAACTAGAATTTGGGTACAAATATGGGACTCATTGGCTACCTCACGATGCTAGAGCAAAGACACTTAGTAGTGGTGGTAAGTCAGTTATCGAGCAAATAGCTACGAAAATACCTATAGAAACGCTTAAAATAGTACCTAATCTATCATTACAAGATGGAATACAAGCATCAAGGATGGCATTACAAAGGGCTTGGTTTGACACTAAATGTCAAGAGGGTATAGAATGTCTAAGACAGTACCAAAGAGAATATGATGAGGACAAGAAAGTCTTTAGGGATAAACCTAGACACGATTGGACAAGTCATGGTGCAGATGCGTGGAGATACCTCTCTATTGCATACAGAGAAGAAGAAAAACCAATCTTGAAAGACCACTCAATCAAGGGGTTATATGTAGGACAAACAGATGTAACTTTGAATGAAATGTGGGCAGTATCGCCTAAACCTAGGAGTGGTCGAATATGAATCATGAATATACGGATTGGTATAACAGAATACTTAGCTACGAGAGAGCCTTTAAGAAATGGGAAGGTAGAGCAGATAAGATACTAAAGCGTTATCGTGATGATTCAAGACAACAAAACAATCCAAACGCTAGGTTTAACATTCTTTACAGTAATGTTCAAACAATAACTCCAGCTATCTTTGCTAGACTTCCTAGACCTGATGTAACTAGACGATTTAAGGACAACGATCCGATTGGTCGTGTAGCTTGTACTATGCTTGAAAGAGCATTGGAGTATGAGTTAGAACACTATTCAGACTATAAAACAGCGATGGATAGTGCAGTCTTTGACAGAATGATTGGTGGTCGAGGTACTGCATGGGTTAGATATGAACCACATATTGTTGCTGATGAGCAAGGTTTACCTGAAGATGGTCTACAGATTACTGAAGATATAGACGAAGATGAGTCTAACAAGGGTATGCTTTCTGAAGCACCTGAAAGAATAGAATACGAATGTGCACCTTGTGATTATGTGCATTGGAGAGACTTTGGTCACTCAGTAGGTAGGACATGGGAAGAAGTAACTTGGGTATATCGTAAAGTTTATATGAATCGTGATGCTCTAGTAGAACGATTTGGCGATGACTTAGGCTATCAGATACCTTTAGATACTAAGCCTGAAGAAGGTAAGACATACGCAAGTAATCAGAATATGAGAGAGCAAGCGTGTATCTATGAAATTTGGGATAAAGAGTCTGGTGATGTACTTTGGATTTCTAAGGCAATGGGCAAGATTCTTGATGAGAAACCTGATCCATTAGAGTTAGAGGACTTTTGGCCTTGTCCAAAGCCTTTATTCTCAAACATAACTACTGAGAACTTAGAGCCAATCCCTGACTTTACGATGTATCAAGATCAAGCTAAGGAGTTAGATACCCTTGCAGATCGTATTGATGGACTAATCAACGCATTGAAAGTACGAGGAGTCTACGATGCAAGTGCATCTGAACTCAATCGACTATTCTCTGAAGGTGAGAATAACTCGCTACTTCCTGTTAAGAATTGGGCAGCATTTGCTGAAAAACAAGGACTCAAAGGTGCTATTGACTTAGTAGATATTACTCCATTTGCGTCTGCTTTGATGTCGTGTTACCAAGCAATGGAACAAGTAAAGTCCCAAATTTACGAGATTATGGGAATTGCTGACATTCAAAGGGGTCAAACAGACCCTAATGAAACACTAGGTGCTCAGATAATCAAGAGTAATAACGCTGCAGGTCGATTAAAGACTATGCAACACAATGTCGTAAACTTTGCGACTAAGATACTTAATATTAAAGCACAGATTATTTGTAGACACTTTACAGAAGAAACGATAGTAAGAATAAGTGGTGCAGCACAGTTATCAGATAACGATAAACAACTTGTACCCGAAGCATTAGCACTTCTAAAAGACGAAAGTGCAAAGAATTTTAGGATAGAAGTCACCTCAGATTCGATGATTTACCAAGACGAAATGCAAGAAAAGCAAGATCGTATGGAGTTCTTGAGTGCAGTAGGTAATTTTATGCAAAACATCATACCTTTAGGACAAAATGCACCTGAATTAGTACCAATGGCAATGGAAATGCTCAAGTTTGGGGTAACAGGGTTTAAGGTTGGTAAAGGTTTAGAGGGTTTAATTGATGAAACAGCAGATAAACTCAAAGAAATGGCTAAACAACCACGACAACCACAGCCTAATCCTGAAATGATGAAGATTCAAGCACAAAGCCAGGCTAAACAAGCTGAAATGCAGATGAACGCACAGTTAGAACAAGCTAAGATGCAACAACAGATGCAAGTTGAGCAACATAAGCAAGAGATGCAAGCACAAGAAAACACGCTACGCAACCAGTTAGAGGCTCAACGACAGACTATGGATCGTGAGATGGAGATGAAGTTAGCACAGATGAAGATGATGACAGAGAGGAACACACAGATTCTTCTTGCATACATCAATAATGGTGCAAAGATTGAAACTGCACGAATATCTAGTGGCTTAGACGATGGTGCAATGGCTTATGCAGAGTATCAAAACGATGAAGATATGATGAAAGCACAAGAGCATCCTTTAGCACCTATAGCTAACGCAATTAGTCAAGGTAATCAAGATATGACTAATACAATCGGACAGTTAATAGGTACTTTACAACAACAGCAAGAGGCATCAAACAGACCAAAACAAGTAATAAGGGATGAGCAAGGCAAAATTGTAGGAGTCCAATAATGGCTATTACAGTTAAGCATTTAAAAGTCTCGACAATACCTGACGAAACAGATACAAGCCTAGTAAGGCCTAGTGATTGGAACGCAGACCATGTACTAACAGGTACTATTCCTATTATTAATGGTGGAACTGGTCAAACTACTGCTAATCTTGCGTTTAATGCACTTGCACCTAGTCAAACAGGTAATACAGGTAAGTATTTAACAACAGATGGAACTGATACAAGTTGGTCAGCTAATCCATTAGGTGATGTAGTAGGGCCTGCAAGTGCTACAGATAATGCAGTTGCTAGATTCGACACGACTACAGGTAAGTTAATACAAAACAGCGTAACTTTAATAGACGATACAGGTAATGCAAGTGGGATTCTGTCGCAACAATTTAGTAATGGCTCTGCTGTAACTTTAGCTGCAGGCAAGATGTGGTATGACGGAACAACAGGTGCATGGAACGCTGGTATGGGTGGTGGTAACATTACTCAACAGATTGGCGAGGAATTGTTTGTTTATGGTAAAGCTAGTTCTGCTATTACTGATAGTCCATTACAGATTATTTATCAAACAGGTACAGTAGGTGCAAGTGGTGTCATTACTTTTGCACCAACAATAACAAACATCACAGATGGAACTCTAATTATTGGAGTTGCTACTGAAAATCTTGCTTTAAATGATTTTGGAAGAATTACATCTTATGGTGTAGTGCGTGGGATTACAACAAATGGCACAGCATTTGGTGAAACATGGGCTGATGGCGATGAGATTTATTACAACCCTGTTACTGGTAATCCAACTAATGTTAAGCCTGTAGCACCTAATGTTAAGGTTTCTATTGGAACTCTTATTAAAGCTAGTTCAGGTGGTTCAGGTTCAATTCAAGTAGAAATTAATCATGGTAGCGTACTAGGTGGCACAGATTCGAATGTGCAACTAACAAGCGTAACTAATGGCAATATCTTAACTTACGATGGTGGTAATGCTTATTGGAAGAACACCGATTTAACAGCAGGCACAGGTATTTCTATAGGTAAATCTGTAAATGGTGTACTAACAATCACAAATACAAGTCCGTCAAGTGGTGGTACTGTTACAAGCGTTACTGGAACTGCACCTGTAGTCTCTAGTGGTGGTAACACACCAGCAATTAGTATGCCTGCAGCTACAGCAAGCGTTAATGGTTATCTAACATCGACTGATTGGACAACATTCAACAATAAGTCTAATACAAATGGAACTGTAACTAGTGTTGCTGCTTTAACTTTAGGCACAACAGGAACAGATTTAACATCAACAGTTGCAACAGGAACAACAACACCAGTCATTACTTTAAATGTACCTACAGCTAGTGCAAGCAATCGAGGTGCGTTAAGTTCAGCAGATTGGACTACTTTTAATAATAAAACAAGCAATACAGGTACAGTCACTAGCGTAAGTGGTACAGGTACAGTCTCAGGTATATCACTAAGTGGTACAGTTACAACCACAGGAAGTCTTACTTTAGGTGGAACTTTAGACTTATCAGCACCTCCAGTTATAGGTGGAACAACACCAAACACAATCACAGGTACAACGATTACAGCAACAACAGGAATCTTTGGTGGGACTTTCTAAATGTTTCAAGCTGCTTTCCAAGTCAATGCTTTTCAGAATAATGCGTTTCAGACTACAAATCCTGTGCCTGAGATGGATATGCACGATGGTATTACTAAAGAAGAATTAAAGAGGATTCGAGCATTACTCAAGAAACGACAGCAAGCAGAGAATGAACGCAACAGATTAAGAATTGAGAAGATACGAGCAAGAAAAGAGGCATTAACTAACTTAATTGACCCAAAAGAAATACGCAAAGTCATTGAAGTTAAAGTAAAATCTATACAACCGAAGATAGAAAAAGTCGATTTTGACATTCAATCACTTGAAAATGAACGACAGAAACTTATCCATGCTATACAAGTACGACAAGAAATCTACAGACTCAACATGGAATTGGCTATACAAAATGCCAAGACTAGAGCAGATCAAGATGATGAGGAGGCTATATTAATACTTCTCCATTAAATCCTCATAACGAATACAAAAAGGCTTATGAGCATTTACACGCTGGTAGATTAGATGCTGGTTTCAGACTATTTGAATACAGATGGCATCCAGAAGTTATGGCGAATCAAGCTGCAGATTATGTAAAACCTTTAAAAATACCTGTTTGGCGAGGCGAATGTCTTATAGGTAAGTCAATAACAGTTGTGCATGAGCAAGGCTTTGGCGATATTATTCAATACGCTAGATTCTTACCAGCTTTAAAAGTATTAGGTGCTAGAAAAGTCGTAAGTCTTAATCATGGCTCATTACATCACCTTTTAGGGCAGATCAGTAGCATAGATGTGTTCACGAATGCAACAGAAGAAGGAACAGCAGTTGAGTCAGATTATTGGATTGGTGCTATATCTTTACCCTATTACCTTTCGTTACAACACCCTGGTGTTAGAGCATTATTTCCATGTAATTTGCAGAAAATTGTCGGTAGTGAGGGTTATTTTGAGGCAATACCATCAAATATTCCAAGCAAGATAGGGGTAAATTGGGCTACATCCAAGGGTATTCTTCATTATGTAAGGACTATGCATCCTAAGAAAATGCTTGAGTTGGTAGGTGAGAACGCTTACTCTTTAAACCCTGATGGTGACGAGTTTTGGCATCCTTTACCTAACGATGGGTGGAAAAAAGACTGGTCTAAGACTGCTAGTCACATTAAGGCCATGAAAGGAGTGGTCACAGTTGATACTGCTACTGCTCATCTAGCTGGTGCGTTAGGAGTTAAGTGTATTGTGCTTATGCCAAGAGATGAGTTTAAATGTTGGCGATGGAAACATGGAACTTGGTACGACTCTGTAATACCTGTTGATGAGAAAGACTACGATCAGATACCAGAACTTATAAGGAGAATGTAATGACAGATAAAGAAGCATTTTTAGCCCATTGGACTCCTACTATAGGTTTAGAAGAAGCTGAAAAGTCATGGGCTATGAAAGATGTCAAGCGACAAGCTAACATGGTAATGAGTGATATACAACCTTATAAGTCAATGATTGATGGTAGTTGGATAACCTCAAGATCACGACATAGAACGCATTTAAAAGATCATGGTTGTATAGAAGTAGGTAACGAGAAGCAAGAGCATAAGCCTAAACAGTATTACGATCCTAAGCTAAAAGCTAAGATTGGTGAGATTGTTTATTCTAAATTGAAGTATTAATCCGATTACTTGGAGAGAAAAATGGCAGATTTACGATCAGCACTAGAAGAAGCGTTCAGCAATGAACCTGTAGAAGAAGTCAGGGAAGTGCAACCTGTACAAGTTGAAGAACCTCAAGAAGTTGAGGAAGTTCACGAAGTTGAAGAACCTACAGAAGTTGAAGAAGTTGTAGAAGTTAAGCCTATTAGACCTACAACATGGAAAAAAGAGTATCTTCCGATTTGGGACAAGATTCAAAATGGTGAGGAATTATCTAGCGATGAACGCAAGAAACACCTTGAATACTTAAATCAGAGGGAGTCTGAATACAAAAAAGGGGTAAATACCTACAAGGCAGAGGCAGATAGATTTAAGCCTTTAGATGAGGCTATTGCACCTTTTAGAGATCACCTTAGACAACAGAATATTAACGAGGCTCAATGGATTAACAACTTAGGAAGGGCACACTTGATACTCAGTCAAGCACCTCCTGAGCAAAAAATCCAAATGTTTCACAGACTTGCACAAGACTATGGTATACAATTAAACCAAGGGGAGATGCAAAAGCAACAAATTGACCCATATACTCAGCAATTAATGGCACAACTTCAACACATGAACCAAGAAGTTGGTACTATTAAGTCTAGGTATGAGCAAGAAGAAAACAATCGGTTGATGTCAGAAATCAATCGAGTAGCAACGAATGTGGAGAAGTTTCCACATTTTGAATCGGTTAGGGAAACTATGGCTCAATTACTTGAGAAAGGTTATGCCCAAGACCTTGAAGGTGCTTATGCAAAAGCTGTGCGTTTACAAGACGATGTATGGGAACTTGAGAGAGAACGACTCCTCAAACAAGGTTCTACACAAAGCCAAGCACAACGAGTAGCAAAGGCAAAATCGACTGCATTAAGTCCGAGATCCGTTACACCTAGTGGATTAAGTACAACAGTTGATAAAAAGGATAGACGATCTGTGATTGAAGAACAATTAAATCAATCTATGGGTGGTCGGGTTTAACTAAACTAAAAAGGATATTATTATGGCTTTCGCTAATAGTGCTATCACCGATATTATCGCAACGACTATTCAAAGTCGTAGTGGTGAGTTGGCAGATAACTTAACACAAAACAATGCAATACTACAAAGACTTGACCAAAAAGGTAACATCAAGCCTTTCTCAGGGGGGAATGTTATCCTTCAGGAGATTATGTATAATGATCCATTAATTGCTGGTGGCCTTTTGCATTAAAACGCAAATTGAATAATTTTCTCTGATTGACTTGGAAGCCTAGAAGTAGGCGACAGGGGGCAAGCGAAAGCAGCCTGAACGACTAAGTGAGAAAACACCTGAAAAGGTGGTGCGATAGTCTGAACTAGGATATAACTTAAGTTAGCAGAAGTCCTAGAGTTTAAGTCGAAGAACTTGAACCGCCAGAAATGGTCAGTAAGCGAAAGCTGAAGTAACAGAATGCAACAAATAACGCTAACAGCTATTCGGGATACGAAGTATTAAATATTTCCCCTGATAGCCCTATTAGTGCTGCTCAGTATTCAATTACTCAGTACGCTGATAGCGTAACAATGAGTGGTCTAGAAATGTTACAAAACAGTTCTAAAGAGGCGATTATCGACTTACTAGATGGTCGTATGCAAGTATCTGAGGCTCGATTACTAAACCGAATCTCTGGCGACTTGTACCTTGATGGAACAGGTAATGGTGGTAAGAATATTACAGGTTTGGCAGCAGCAATTCCTGATAGTGCGGCAACAGGTACTTATGGTGGTATTAACAGGGCTAACTGGACATTCTGGAGACCAATCGTTACTACTGGTGGTGCAGCAGTTAGTGCAACAACTATCTTGGCTAAGATGACTTCTACAGCTATTCAATTAGTTCGTGGAACAGACAAAGCTGACTTAATCGTTGCTGATAACAACTACTACTCTTTCTATGTTCAAGCACTACAAGCTATTCAGCGTATTACTTCTGAGGAATCAGGTGCATCAGGTTTCGCATCCCTCAAGTTCTATGGTGGTGGTACAAGTGCCGATGTGGTTCTAGGTGGTGGTGTAGGCTCACAACAGACTTCAAACACAATGTTCTTCTTGAATACTGATTACATTTTCTTACGACCACACAAAGAACGCAATTTCGTTCCTATCGGTGGCGAAAGACAAGCGATCAACCAAGACGCTATTGTTAAATTGTATGGTTGGGCTGGTAACCTTACTTGTTCTAACCAATTTTTACAGGGCAAGTTAATTGCCTAAGAAAGGAAATAAATCATGGCTTACTCAGTAACCCCTATTGCAGGGATAGATTTAACCAACATTTCTAACTACAACGACAATAGTGCAGGGACTGAAATCCCAACACAAGGCCCTGCTGGTTTGCAAGTGTTTGGTTCAGATGGATTGCGTTATGTATTTGCATCTGCTGGTGCAGCTATCACAGCATCAACAGCTACTTGTACAGTAAATGCATCAACTTTTGTAGCAACATCAAGTGGTGGAACTTATACAAGTCCTGCTACAACAATGGCATCAGGTGACTATGGCTGGTTCAGCAAAGCATCTGTTTAAGTAGTCGAAGGGTTGTCAGAGATGGCAACCTTTCTTTTTTTAAAAACCTAAATACTTGGGAGTTTTAAATGATTGATTCAGATATTAACAATGCAGATACACGATTAGCAATTAAGTTTGAAAAGCGAGAAGTTCAAAACGCTGACAGAACATTAGAAGAAGGCAGACCAATCTTTGAAGAACAAATCTTCATCAAGATAGTAGTACCAGGCGATGCTCTATCAGAGATAGATCGCAAAGTAAGAGATGAAGATAAAAATAGGTTTCCAATACAATGGGCTAATTTTATGAATCGTATAGGCGATGAGGCAAGTTATTCAGGGACATCTTTAAAAGAATGGCCTTTGATTACTTCTACTCAAGCTGAAGAATTACGAGGAATTAAGTTTCACACAGTAGAGTCTATTGCAATGGCAACCGATCACAGCATTCAAAAGCTAGGAATGTTAGCAGGAATGTCACCACATACATTTAGAGATAAAGCTAGGGCTTTTCTTAAAATGGCTAAAGAGGGTGCAGATGTAGCATCAAGAGAAGAAGAAATTAACAAACTTCGTGAAGAAAATGATAGAATAAGGCAAGAAACAGATGCAAAGATGGCTGAAATGCAAACTAAGTTTGAATCTCAGATGACATCTCTACTTGCAGCCGTTGGTCAAAAAAGAGGTAGGAAACCAAAAGTAGAGGAATAATATGTCATCGACAATGCTCGAACTCATGCAACAAACATCTAGTGAACTAGGTCTAGTTGCACCAACTTATGTCGCAGGCAATACTCAGCAAGATGTAATTCAGTTATTGGCTTTAATGAATCGTGCTGGTTATAACCTGATTAAAGAATACGATTGGCGAGCATTGCAAAAGGAGTATCGTTTCTACACACAAGCTATTAGTACGACTGGCGATGGTGTAAATGGTTCTTACAATCTGTTAAATGTAGCAAATACAACAGGTTTAAACTCTAAATGGCAAGTAACTGGCACAGGAATACCACAAGATTGTTCTATTGTTTCTGTGTCTGGCTCTACTGTTACGCTTAATCAACCATTACAAGCAACTAATGTTGGCATAGCACTTACATTTGGTCAAATGGAATATGATTTACCAAGTGATTATGAGACTATTACTGATAGAACTCATTGGGATAAGACAAAACATTGGGAAATGCTTGGGCCAGAAGATGCACAGCAATGGCAATGGCTTAAATCGGGTTATATTTCGACAGGGCCACGCATTAGATGGCGAATTTATGGCGAGTATTTTCATATTTGGCCATTAATGAACACACAGGAGTATTTAGGATATGAATACAGATCAAAAGGGTGGGCTGAAAGTTCAACTGGAACTGTTAAAAACAGCTTTACTGCTGATACTGACACGACTTTCCTTGACGATACAATCATGGTGCTTGCTACTAAACTCAAGTTCTTCCAAATTAAGAACTTTGATACTACGAGCCTACAACAAGATTACGAAAGGTACTTGAGTGTAGCTAAAGCAAACGATAAAGGTAGTGCTACATTGAGTTTTGCACCTTATCCAAGCAAGGTATTGATAGGGTATGCAAATATTCCTGATACTGGATATGGCTCATGATTCCACAAAAGTTTAGGGCTAAGACTGCTAGTATTCCATCACCTATTGGGGGTTGGAACGCTAGAGATTCATTAGCCAATATGGATGCAATGGATGCTGTTACCATGAATAACTGGTTTCCTACACCTACAGACATTACTTTTAGGAAAGGCTACACCAAGTATTCAATAGGTATATCAGGTAAAGTTAATACTTTGATGAATTACTCAAGTCCTACAGGTAATAAACTGTTTGCAGTAGGAACTTCAATCATTTATGACGCATCTACAAGTACAGCAACAAGCGTATTTACAGGACTTACTAATAATAGATTTCAGTATGTATCTTTAACTAACTCTGGCGGTAGTTTTCTAGTAGCGTGTAATGGTGCAGACCCAGTTCTAGTCTATAACGGAACATTTTGGTCTTATGTAGCTACAACATCGACTGCACAGACTATTTCTACTATAACAAGAAGTGGAACTACTGCAACTCTAACGACAGCAGCTAATCATGGGCTAATAACAGGTAATCAAGTCACAATTACTGGTGCAACAAGTAGCGAATATAACGGGAATTACAGAATTACAGTTACAGGTGTAACGACATTCACTTATACGATGGCAAGTACCCCTGCAGCTAATGCAACAGTCGTGGGTACTTATACAGTTTTAGGG